GGTCCCGAGCGCGTGGAACATGAACGATGCCACGTCGCTGTACGCCGAGGCCACGTCGTCGTCGTTCCATACCTTCACGCGCCAATAGCGGGTCGAATCGGCGGCCGCGCCCGCGTACGCCGTCGTGGCGGTGTCGAGCTGTTGGGTCGCGAGCGTGACCTTCCCGCTGTCGAACAGCGACACGGTGAACTGATCGTCGTTGGCGATCTGGACCTGCACCGCCGTCTGCACGCTGTTGGGTCGAGCGGGATCCCCGAACGACCATGCCAGCACCGGCTTGGCGACCGCCACGTACTGGCCGTCCACCGGCGACAGGTCGGTCGGCGGTGCGGGTGCCGTCGAATAGATCAGCTCCAACCACGGTCGCCGTTCCTCGCGGCCAGCGTCGGCCGAGCAGATGCTTTCGGCCGGCGCGGTGTCGGCGTCGCTGCTGATCCTGAACCCGTAGAACGCCGAGCCGTTGGCCGCGTCCTGCACCATCGCCGTGACGTTGAACACGACCTCGGTGAACGCGGTCACGGTGCCGAGCGCGGTGGTCGCGGCGTTCGTCGCCACGACGGTCGGCCGGTTCGACCACGACAGCTTCTTGGCGCCCCACGACGTGCTGACCCTCGACGCCGTGAGGTTGCGCGCTCCCGACTTCGCATCCCGGATGACGATGTGCAGGATCGCCGAGATGACCTGGACGCCGACCGGCATCTGGCCGAACGCCACGAACCCTTCGCGGCCATGCGCCGTCGTGTCGGCGCGGACACGCATGACGCTTTCCGTTGCAGGCGTGTCGTTCACCCGATCATGGTTGGCGTAGGTGTCGCGTGTCGTGCGAACGCTCTTGGTCGTGCTCACGCCGCCGACCCCATGCGCCTCAACACACGCGCATGGCGCGCCCTCGCGCCAGCGTCGTCGTCCTCGATCCCCTCGACATACGCCCGCGATTGCGGCGTGAGGGTCAGCGTCCCGATCAGCTGGCGTGGCTTCGACAGGTCGAGGCCGTTCGGCAACGGCTGCACGAGCTCGCGCTGTCCCGCCTCACCGAGCATCGCCAGCGTGGGCGCGACGACGACCCCGCCCTCGGCGAGATGCACGTACGGGATGTCCGGCACGTCGAAGCCCGAGCCGCCGATCTTCGGCACCCAATCGGGCACATGGAACGACAGCTTGCCGACCGTGTTGTTCCACAGGTCGGCGATCCCGTTGAACACCGATCCGGCAGCGGACTTGATCGCGTCCCAGATGCCGGTGCCGACCTTCTTGACGGCGTTCCAACCGTTGATGAAGCCCTGCTTGACCCGGTTGAAGATGCTGAGCATGAGCGTGATCTGCACGCGGACGATGCTGGTCACGAACCGCCACGCCGCGCCGGCCGCGGCCTTGATCCCGTTCCACACGGCGAGCGTCACCGCCTTGAGCCCGTTGAAGATCGCCTTGTAGAACTTGAAGTACGCGATCACCGGAGCCTTCAGCGCGTTGAACACGGTGATGGCGGCCTTCTTGATCGCGTTCCAGACCGCCATGCCAGCCTTCTTGATCGCGTTCCAGACGATCAGCAGGTACTTCTTGATGGTGTCCCAGTTCTTGTAGATGATGAACGCGAGCGCAACCACCGCGACGGCGATCAGCACGAACGGGTTGGCGAGCAGGAACGTGTAGAGCTTCACGATCAGCGGGATGATCTGGCCGTTGATGAACCCGGCCACGGCCTTCAACGCGCCGCCGAACTTCACGATCATGCCGACGACCTTGGCACCACCGGTCATCAGCTTCGACAGGATCAACAGCGTGGGGCCGAGCGCCGCGAGCAACGCGAGGATTCGCACGACCCACTGTTGCGTTGCAGGGGACAAGTTCTCGAACATGTGGAAGCCCTTCGTGAGCCACCCGACGAGCTTCTGGAACAGCGGCAGGATGAACTTCCCGATCACTTCCTTGAAGTTGTCGAACGACACGGCGAGGCGTTCGCTCGGCGTCGATGCGGCGCGGGCAGCACCGGCAAACTTCTTCTGCGTGGCGTTGAGCAAGTCCTGCTGAACGACGGCGCCCTTGCCGTTGTCGATCATCTTCTTGTACTTGTCGGCCTGATCCTTGGTGATGACGCCGAGCTTGGTGAGCGGGCCGATGGCGGCCGCGGGATCGTTCGACAGCGACGCAAAGAGCTTCTGGTAGGTGTTCACGCTCTTGCCGGTCTGCGCCGACATGTTCTCGATGGTGAGCGTGATGTCCTCGAGGTTGCTGGTGGCGTCGCCGGCGAACTTCTTGAAGTCCACGGCGCTGGCGATCTTGCCAGCCAGCGTGGTGATCTCCTCGTCCTGGATGCCGATGCGCTCGCCGAGCTTGGAGAAGTCGTCGCCGACCGATTCGGCGTTGATCTTGCCTGCCAGCCCCACGTTGTCGAGCGTCTTGGCGAACACGCGAGCGACGGCTTCGGATTCCTCGAACGCCGACATCGCCGACTTGCCGAACAGCACCAGCGGGGCCGTGAGCCCGATCGACAGGCCCTTGCCGATGGACGACATCTTCGCCGCCGTGCGCTGGAACCGGGACTCGACCTCCTTGGTCGAGCTGTCGTCGGTCTGTAGCTTGACCTCGAGATACCCGGTGCCGAGATCTACGGACACTCGATCACTCCTTCTCGGTCAAGCCCAGGAAACGCGCCACGTCCTCGGTGGTGCTCAATCGTTGCACATCGTCGCGTGGTTCCGTAGCGCTGTCCGGTCGCGGAATCCTGATCGCCTCCAGGTCTTGTTTCGCCCCGAGAAGCCGTGCAAGGACGCGGGTTTGGTGATGCACGACCTCGACCATGAGCGCCGCGAGCTCGTTGTCGGTGCTCCACACCGCCTGTTGCCCATGCACCGCCACCCACGTCGCCGATCCCGGTGGCAGGTAGCGCACGAGCTGGTAGCAACGTCGCAACCCGATCCGATCCTCGCCGTACAGCGCGGCACGCAGGTCGATGCCGTACACCCGCTGGAAGTCGGCCTCTACCGCTCCGAAGTGCTCGGCAAGGAGGGCGGCGAGGCCGAGAGTTCCCCCTCGTCCAATCCGTACAGTTCGGGGAACGATTCGGCCAGCGCCATGAGGTCCATGAGCGACGGTTCGAGCTTGGAGAATCGCTCCCATTCGGGGCCGAGCAGCGTCTTGCACAGGTCCCCGATCGCTGCCGCGGCGGCCGACATGCGCGTTGGGTCTTTGCTGATGTCGGCCATGCCGCCGATGGCGGCCAACAGTTCGATGAGCTTCCCGTCCGGCTCGACCGGCAGGAAGAAGTGCTCGCCCTTGAAGATGACCTCGGGCGGTTCCTTGATCGCTTCGCGGCGTACGGCACCGAGTGCATCGAGGTCTACCGGCATGGCGCTCCCTTCTCCGACCGGTGCTATGGGTTATGCGAACGCTGCGTCCGGCGTCAACAGCGAGATCGGCGCGCTCGCCAGCTTCTTGAATCCGATCTGTAGCGATCCCGGCGCGGTGCGCGCCAGCGTCACGGCCACGTTGTCGGCGCGGACGCAGCGAGGAATGATCATCCGCGCGTCGCGTCCGGTGCCGTCCACCCAGTCGATCAGCATGGCGTACTCCGGGAGCACGTCGTTGTCGGCCGGGAACGTGTACGTGTACGCGCCCGCGCTGCCCGTTGACACGCCGCCGCCGAACGCGGTCTGCATCGTCAGCGTGTTCCATTGCAGGAGTGCGAGGCTGAAGTTGAACTCGCGGCCGGACAGGAACGTGCGCACCGGCACCGCCGCCGTCCATGCGAGCACGTCCTCGGTCGTGCCGCCCGCGTCGATCGCCAGGCCATCGGTCGAGATGTGTCCGATGTCCTTCCACGCTGCCGCCGGCGTAGCGATTGCGGTGGTCGGCGGTGTGCTCCCGACCGGTGCGGTCCACACGTTCTTGCCAGCAGCGATCAGGATCTCTGCCGCGGTCTGTCCTGGCATATCAGGCTCCTTCCGTGATCGTTGCTCGGGTGTAAACCACGTGCTCCATCATGTAGCGCTGCCGTTGAGTCCCCGGCTCGACGATGTGGGTCGGTCCATTGACGCGAACGATAGCCGTTACCCACCCGATGAGCACGTTGGCCTCGGTCTTGACCTCGCCGCGTGTCGCTCGCAGCACACGGTCGGCCTCATAGGCCAGGTCTCGCGCCTCGGTCTCGCTCGCGGCCGCGTAGCAGTCGAACTGCAACCGCGCCGCCTCGTGTGCGCCGAGCGGGTCGGTGAGGTCGGCGTTGACGTGATCGGTCAGGATCAGCGGGTACGCCGGGGACGCCGGGAGCGCCCCGGAGATGCGACCCCCGGCGACACCCGCTGCTGTGAGCACCCTCACGGCGATGGCCTGAGCGTGCGGCAGTTTCACCAGTTGCGTCACGCCAGCTCCTCGTTCGTCTTGAGGCCCGTTGACTTGCTGGCGTTCAGGAAGATGTGCAGCGCCGGGAAGTTCACGTCGCCTGATCGACCCGCACCGGTGACGCCGTGTTCGATGAACACGGTCTTGAAGTTGTCGCCGACGAGCGCGCCATGCCAGCCCGTCGAATCGCTCCACACGCGCCCGGTGATCGCGTCCCGGTAGTCGCCGTGCTCGACCGGCGCGTGTTGCTTGGCATCGGCCGCCATGGCATCCGTGATGACCTGCAACGCCTTTCCCGTCTCGGGTTGGCGAAGGATCTGCTGCAGGATGTCCGGGTTCAGGTCGAGGTGTGAGGTCACGATCTGATCAGCTCCTCAGCGGCGTAGCCCACCGTCGTGATCTCCCAATGGCGCGGGCGGCCTTGCAGGTCGGTCTGCTTGATCGGTTCCCCGACGACACGGTATCGCCGACCCTCGAAGGTGAGGTCGTCGCCGGGACCGACGACGGCATCGGGCTCGAGCAGCACGGTCACCGTCGTGGCGAAGCGTCCGGGCTCGTCCGGTGTGCCGATGTCGGCAGAGGCCGAGGACGCGCCGAAGAACCCATGCCACGGCACCGGGGGGCCATCGCCTTCAATCGGGTTCCCCAGCTCGTCCTCGCCGCCGCCGGCCAGCGGGCTGATCACCAAGATGACGTGCGGCCAGGGAAACATCAGGCTCGCGCCGCCATGTACCGCCCGAGGACGTGCTGTTCGTTGAGCGTGAAGTCCACGGTATAGCTCTCGTTGTGCGATCCCACGGCGCGGTTCACGTCCCGCGATGGGTTGTCGTACAGGCGGCTGCCGACCGCGAGCGTCACCGCTCGCAAGCCTTCGGGGATCGGATCCCAGCCGTGGTCGTACGTCACAACGACCGTGCCGTAGAAGCGACTGGTGCCGATCGACACCACCAACCCCGCCGTGTCCCACTCGTAGTCCTCGTGGATCGCGAGGGTGTCCCCGTCACGGACGACTGACGAAACATCCGTGACGGGGACCTGCGGGAGGAGCAGCGTCGAGGGGTCGCGCAAGTACGGTCGGAGAATCCAGGTGAACGTGTCGTCCTTGACGGCGCTCAAGTCTTGCTGCGTCCAGTCGCGCACCATGCCGCTCGCGAGCTCGCACGCAACGATCAACGCGGGGTCGGCATCGAGCGTCGGTCGTCGCATGTAGGACGCAAGTTCCGGCGGTTCGATGAGGGCGCTCATGGTGTGAAGGGGACGGGCGGCGGCTCGTGTGCCACCCGCCCCCTCCGCTCCTTCACCTACGGGGCGATGTCCACGATGTTGAAAGCGTTGGGCCGCAGCACGGCGAACGCTCCCCGCATCTCACCCAGGATCGCAACCAGGTTCCTCGTGAAGAAGTCCTGGTGGCTATCGCTGGCCGTCACCGTCGCCTGCTCGCGGTCGTACCACACGGCCATCGAGAAGTCGCCGACGAGGGCGAACCCCGCGGTCATCTTCACGTCATCGACGCGACGCAGCCCCCAGATCGGGTAGCCGCTCGGCGCAGAACCGGGTCCACCACCGAAGTAGTAGACGCCGTTGGCGTTCTGCGCCAGGTCGAGCGCTTCGGTGTCTGCCGGGTTCATCACGACCGCGTTCGGCGTCACACCGAGCAGCGCGAGCGCCGTGAGCCCCTTGCGGATCGACACGACCGCCGACGTGGCGTAGGCGGTTGTGAACGCCGCGGCCGCCGTCAGGATGCCTGCTGGCTCGTTCGTGCCGGTCCCCGACAGCACGTAGCCGTCGGCCTTGTCCCGGAGACCGTTGACCAGGAAGTTGTCGATCAAGGTCCGGAGCTGCCCGAAGTCACTGAGCGCCTGCTTTGTGGCAGCGACCCAGTGGGCGATGGTGTAGACCGTCGCCGACGCTGGCGTGAACGTCAGGTCCGATTCGGGCTTGAATCCCTCGGCGGTCGTTGGGGTTGCGTCGGGTGCCGAGGTCTGCGTCTCGGGGACGACCACCGCCGCGTTGGTCACGGTGCCGATCCTCGCGTAGTGGATCGTGTCCGACTGCGTGGTGGACTTCGCCACGAGGTCGAGCGTGTTCGGTGGCGGGAAGTACGGCGCGTTGATCAGGCCGATGTTCTGTGGCGGGATCAAGCGCTGCGTGCCGCTCAGGTCACCGATGTCGGTGATGACCTTCCGGCCCATCGGGTCGCGGGCGATGTTGTAGCCCATGCCCTTTGCTTCGATCGCCGGGGACGTGATCCCCCTGGCGCTCTCGGGCACGCGCCCGTTCGGGAACGATGCCACCCACGCCTTGTAGGCGGGGTCGTTGATGAACTGCTCGCCGAGCGATCCGTACGCCTGCGGCGCGCTGGTCTGCGCGAACCGTGTACCGGCAAGCGCGTCGATCTGTGCCGACAAGGACTCGTCGCGGTCGGCTTTCGCCTGCTTCGCGTCCATGTCCACCTTCAGCTTCGCGGCGGTCGCGACGTGTGCCTCGACCTGCTCGCGCTCCTGATCGGTGGGTTCGTCGCCGCGACTGTCCACGGCGCCGGCGATGTCCTTAGCGGCGGTGAGCTCGCGTACGAACTCCGCACGCATCTCATCCAGCGTGGTCATCCAAGCCTCCTAACTCGAGCAACGTAGCGTCGTACATCGTCTGCCCGAGAGACTTCGGCTTCGGATCCTCGCGGCTTGCGGCCGAACCGTTCCTCGCTCGCTTGTCCTTGTCGGCTTGGTCCTCTCGTGTCACGGACGCTAGCACCTTGTCGATCAGGTCGCGAGCGTCACGCAGGTCGGCCTCGTTCTTGCCCGACAGCACGCGACCGACCTTGAGCGACTTCGATGCCAGCTCGGGGATCGGGTCCACGCCCGCGTCGGCCAGGTGCTTGCGGACGTGGTTGTAGACGCCCTGGCGGTCGGCGTCGGGGATGTTCGCTCCCCCACGGCCACCGTTCAGGATCGCCACGGACGCGGTGCAGCCCCGCGTGGACGCTGCGCCGGGCGCGCCGTCGGTGATGAAGTGGTGGATGAACTTGTACGCGGCTTGGGTGGCGGGATCGCCCTCGGGGTCCACCCACGCGCACGCGCCTCGCAGGTGCGCTGGCGTCGGGTCGATGGCGGCCCATTGCGCGGGCCCGTCCCACGCGCCGTCGTCGGTCGCCGTGCCGTGCGAGGCGATTGCCGTCTTGGTTTCGTCGTCGGCATCGTCGTGTGAGGCGTCGGGATCGTCGTCAGGAACGACGAGGACGGGCGTTTCGGTCCCTTCCATGTCATCGTGCGACGCATCGACTTCGGTCGATCCTGGCGCGTCCTGTTCGGTGATCGCCAGCCCGCCCTTGACGCCTTCGAGCACGGTCGCCGGGTTCGCGCCCTTGAGCGTCGGCCCCAGCTCCCACAGATCGACCGAGTTGAGATGGCGCACGTCGCCGTCCATCTTGAAGTCGGTGGGGTCGTAGCCGAAGGAGAACTCACGCACGCGGCGGCCCTTCATCAGCTCGTATACCTGCTTGCCCATCGGGTTCGTGAGGTCGAGCACGGCGTCGTGGACGTGGAGCCCGTCGTCCTCGCTGGTGACGTTCTTGGGATCGACGAAGCCGACGTGGGCGAACGGGTCGTCCCACATGTGCGACCAGATGACGGGGATCGGATCGCCGCTGGCGGTCCAGGACTTCAGCGAAGCATCGAACGCGCCCTTCTCGAGCACGTCGTTCTGATAGTCCACGTTGTCGTACACCGCCACCGTGGCGTCGAAGTACCCGACCGGCTGCCCGGCGTCATCGACACCGGCCTGCTTGACCTGCACGGTGGCACGTGCCACGGCCTTGACGCTCGTTCTGGTCTGCATCATTCCCTCCTCACGAATACTCCACGACACACCGGCACCCGGCAGATTCCTCGTCGCCGGCTGCAGGATCACCGGGGTAGGACGCCCCGTTGGAGAACAGCCCGCCGAGCTTCACGCGCTCGCCGTCGAGCTCGGGGTGGCGCGATTGATCGGACGTGACCACCCACGTCTTGTATCGAGCACCGCCCTGATCGGCGGCCTCGTGCGACCCGAACATTCCGTACTGGGTCGCATACGTCACCGCGAGCAACCCGGCACGATAGGCGGTCGTCGTGTCGAACGCATCCTTGGCGTCTGCCCCGTTGGCGATGGCCGCGTTCATCCGGTCGCGCGTCGTGCGGTTGATCCCGCGAGCGTCGGTCGCTGCGGCCTTGCGAAGGTAGCGCTGCGTCATCGCGGGGTCGAACTCATGCGCGAGGCCAGCGGCAACGAGGTCGCCTGCGGCGGTCGTCGTCGCTACGTGCATGGGAAGGAGGTCCCCGAACAGGTCGGCATCCCAACGCCTCACGTCGAACTTCCCCTGATCGGACGCGACGGTGCGCTTCTGCCGGTCGAAGAACTCATTGAGCTGCGCCTCGTACCGCTTCGCGTGGCGATCCCTCATGCGCGCCATCTGCGTCCCGCTCACGGCCTTGGCCTTGGCTTCGAGCATGTGCGAGGCGGTCCCGCCCTCGGCGCCGGTCAACGTCGGTGGCACCACGTCGGGCGTCGAACCGTCGCCGGGGCCAGCGATCATCACGTTGAGCGGGATGCTCAGACGATCCGCCGTCGGGTCATCGCTGCGGTCGAAGCCCTGCCGGACACGGCCTTCGTTCGGCGTCATGTACGGGCGTCCGATCGCCGAGACGAGGATCGTGGCCGTCTCCTCGAACGACCCGGCGAGCTTCGATTGCAGGTCGAACTCGACATAGACGTTCTCGCTGTCGCTGAAGCGCGGCACGAGCTGCCGGTTCAACTCCTCGCGAAGCATGATCAGCCACGGCCCGAGACAGTCCTGGTACAGCTGCTCGTGCAACGCCTTGGTGCTCCCCATCGGCGCGTCGATCAAGCCCGCGACCGACAGCGGCAGGTGATAGGCGCGCGCCACGTCCTCGCGGGTCAACCGGCGCGCCTCGACATACTGCGCCTGCTCCGGTGAGAAGCCCGACGCATTGAAGTCCATGTCGTCCTCGAGGATCGGCACCTTGCCAGCGTTGTTCGGACCGGCGAACCGTTGAGCGAAGTCGGCCTGGAAGCCCTCCTTGGCCTGATTCGACCAGGGCGGTGCGCTGCTCGGGCGTTTCAGATAGCCGGGGATCGCCATGCCCTGCTCCCACTGGGATCGGCGTGTCGCGGTCGCCGCGGATTCCTCGTCGATCAGCTGGCGCAACGTCTCCAGCGGCGCGAGCCCGCGGTGGATGCGGTCGGGCGCGTATCCGTGCACGTAGAACACCTTGTCCGGCGACACCGGCTTGCTCTGGTTGTCGAGGTTGATCGTGAACTTCTCGATGGCGGTGAGCGTCCCGCCTTCGATGTTGACGGCGGCCGGGGGGACACGCGCCAGCATCATGTCGTCGCCGTTCTGTGCGATCAGCGACGTTGATTCGTCGTAGATGAGCAGGTCGGCGGCCAGCGCGTACATGAACGCATATCGGGTGGTGGCCGGGTTCGGCTCGCGGAGCGTCTGAGCCATCGCGTGTTCGTACAGCGACTCCCGATCATCGTCGCCGTTTCGACGCCACACCTTCGCCGTGACCTGCGCCAGGTTCCGAGCGATGAAGTCCACGACGGCGCGGGTGGCCGGCGAATGCCGGTAGATGCTGTCGTACGCGGCGGTCGATGCGATCCACCGGGCATAGTTCGGCGCGCCGCTGGTGGTGGCGATCGCGTTGGCCGACAGGTCGGCGAGCGAGATGTTCTTGCCGTTGGACAGCACGTAGGTCGTCATCGGAACACCTGGATGAAGTCCACGTTGGCTCGGTCCACCCAGGCTTCGCCTTCGAGCGGTTCGGAATGATCGGCGTCGAGGTACACGCTCGGTTGTTTGAGCACCACCCATCGTCCTCTCCGGTGGATCACGATCCCCCGTAGCGAGTTGCCGTTCTTGGTGTGCACCACGACCTCCTGACGCATCATGGCGTGGCGACCGCCACCTTGGGCCTGACGATCAACATTCCGCTGTCGGTCGTCCACACATCGGTCCCGAGCGCCACCACCACGT